GTATTGAATAAGGCGAAGATTATTTTAATTCTGCGGTCGAGCGAGGAATAAAAAGCCAGCAACAGCAGAAACTATTTTAAAAAGGGCGGCAAAAATGAGCGAATCAGAGATGGAAGTAAGAATGCCTGAAAATATTTAAAAATACAGCACTTCCAGCACTGGTAAGGTTTTGCGGGTAGTGCCCATCCGTGTTAAATGAGGAAGAAAAATGAAACTACATCAATACTTTGGTAAAACTGCGGCTCAGATAAAAGGCGCGTGTCAACATTTTGTTGCTGGCGATATTGGTTATATCGATGGCTATGTTTACTACAATGATTTTTATGCGATTTTTGTCAGAACAAAAGACGGAAAAATCGGAGAGGTTCCATTGCCCAGGATTGAGGCTTTGTTGGCTGAGGAAATGCTAGGTTAATGGCATGCCACTGCATCGATTGCTCGGAAACACCGGCGCTGACGTACACCGAACAGCACAGACACAAAACAGAGGTACGCGAAGTGATGAGGCGATTTGGCACAAGAGAGCAGATCAAGTCATACCTTGAAGGAATCGAGAAAAAAAGAGGCTATGAAGCTATGCAGCGATTGAGAATGGATCTTTTGAAGGGGTGGAATAAGTGACTGAAATTATATTCACGGTGCCCGGCCAGCCGGTGGCAAAGGGACGGCCAAAAGTGGCGCGCAGAGGTAAATTTCTGACCCACTACACACCGGAAAAAACGGCTAACTATGAATCATTGGTGGCGCACGCCGCGCACATAGCCATGGCTGGCCGGTCATTAATTGCCAAGGCTGTATCGGTTGATCTGGATATTCGGCTGCAGATACCAGCATCGTGGTCAAAAAAGAAGCAGCAGCAAGCTGTGGACGGATTGATAGCCGCAACCAAAAAACCCGACGCGGATAATGTTGAAAAGGGTATTTTCGACGGGATGAACGGCGTTGTGTGGATTGATGACGTGCAGGTCGTGCAGGTGTCGAAACGTAAACGCTACGCTGCAACCCCAGGTGTAGTTGTGATCGTGCGTGAACTAAATTTACAGGTGGCTTGATATGAAAACTTGGATTGAAGCAATATTCTTGGTCATTGTGGCTGTTTTGGGTATGGTTATTTGGATTTTGCTATCTTGGTAATTCGAAGTAACGCTTTGCCGAGCTGGCAATACCTGAACCCAGAAGAGGTCTTAGAGTGCAAGCAAGAATCTGAGCGCAAAAGATCGTGCGCAGGTTGCAAGCATTCATACGCAGTGGAGTTTGCAACGGGCGTTCACAACGGGTGTGGCAAGGGAAAGCTTTGGGGCGAGAGATGCATTTTATATCAGGAGACTAAATGAATCAGGAGGAATACGACCTGCTGCTTGTGGAGAGTTTTTATATTAGGCCTGATTATCCGATGTGGCGTATATGTGGGCATCATAATTCTGATGTTGTAGGCCTACGAAGAAAGCCAGACGACAATTGCCTTGGGATGTCTGTGTGTGTATTTATCTGTAGTTATTTACCTGGTATCGCCAATGTCCTATGGAAAAGAAATAAGAAGGATGCGCAAAAAATAGCACGGGCTGTTTCAAAGTCACCCATAGACACTAGGGAAACAAATGCATATAAATCAGTCAACGCACGGACAGAGAGAAAGAGTAAGACCGAAATCAGAAATTATAAAAAAATAATGAAACTTGCTGGAGAAATCTCAACAGTAAATCGCAGATGCGCGGGTCATGATTGGCGCACGGTGAAATAATAATTCAAGTTTAACATCAATAAAGGAGTTTGAATGATTGATGAGCCGCTTTTTAAATCTACCCATGATGCGCTTGTGTTCGCCTTCCAATATGCCGGTCAACAATCACCAAGAACCCCAATGACGAGCCTGATGAGATCCGCAGCAATAGGCAGCGGCAAAGGGTTATCAGGATTGGATGGAGCGGCTCAGGCTGGCATGATACTCGCTGAGGTGTGCCGATTACCAGACGATCAGCACAACGTCATTGTGGCGCGTTATGACAGAGCAACGCATGAGTGTAAATGCTGCGGTAGTGAGGTTAATAGCGAAGAGCGAGAGGCTGCCATCGATGCACTGTCGCACTGTGTTGAGCTTGAGGGCGTGCATCGTAAGGTGAGAATCATGATGGTCAAGAAAGCGTTGTGCGGTGGAAAGTTGGATGTTACTCAATTATGCAGGGATTATTATATGGGGCGCACCGCGCTATACAAGCAACTATCAGACATTAAGGTAAAGCTTAGAAAGCTAGAGAGATCAGCAATGATTACCCTTGATAATGCATTCTTAGAAAAGAAAGCGCTGGTTGCTTAAATAAGTATTTGACGTCTCGTACAAAACGTACGAAAATGAAGATTAATTGATACTGTTGATAGCTCACCCCAGAAATGGCGTGGGCTTTTTTGTGCTTAAAAACTTGTTAAAAAAGATTGCAAATCCGTCACGAGGCTTCCTGTATGGAAGGGAAAAATAACAAAGGCGGGAGGCCGGAAACATTTAAACCTGAATATGTAGAGCAGGCGAGAAAATTAGCGCTTCTTGGTTTAATAGATGCAGAAATAGCCAATGTTTTCGGAGTGACTGAAAGAACATTCCACAATTGGAAAAAATCTCACCCAGAGTTATTTCATTCCTTAAAAAAAGGAAAAATGATTGCTGATGCAGAAGTTAGCGCTTCTTTATTTGAACGGGCGTGTGGCTACTCTCACGATGATGTGCATATTTCAAATTATCAAGGCGAGATCACAATTACCCCAATAACAAAGCATTACCCTCCAGATACCGCAGCTGCTTTTATTTGGCTTAAAAATAGACAAGGAAAACTTTGGAGAGACAAAACAGACGACACCAGCAAAGGCGGTGTTGATCTTGCTGATGCTCTGAGTCGTTTGGCTGATAAATTACCTGATTAATGGATTTAAGAAAGTCTCAGAACAGATGGTATCAATTAAAAGACCATCCAGTTCAGCTTGCTTTGGTAGACGCTGTAAGAAATGGCGTAAGGTTCCCAGTTGTTCCGGCTGGCAGAAGGTCAGGCAAGACAGAGAGATTCAAGCGTTTCATAACTAAAGAAGCCATGAGGAATGCCGGTGAGTCATATTTTTCCGGTGCGCCAACACGCGATCAAGCAAAGAAGATATTCTGGAACGATTTGAAGTTGCTCTCGTTCTCATCGAATTTTCCAAAGAAGCCGAGCGAAACAGAGCTTAAAATATTTTTCCCGAACGATTCAACGATAACGGTTCTTGGACTTGATGAGCCAGCACGTTTTGAAGGGATACCTTGGACTGGTGGCGGCATCGATGAGTTTGGGAATCTAAAAGAAAACGCATGGGAAGAGAATATTATGCCAGCGCTTGATACGGTCGATCCTAGAAGGCCTGATTATCGCGCGTGGTGTTGGATATTCGGCGTTCCAGAGGGCATGAATCATTATTACAGCCTATATGATTATGCCAAAACAGCGAACGATCCGCTGTGGCAAGTGTTTCATTGGAAATCTGCTGACATATTGCCGCCGGACGTAATTGAGTCAGCAAAGCGGATTCTAAGCCTAAAGCAGTTCAAGCAGGAATATGAAGCGAGCTTCGAGACTGCAACCGGAAGAATTTATGATGACTACGGTTCAGATAATTACACAAAAGAGACGATAAAACCGCACGAGCAATTGTTGTGGTTTCACGATTTTAATTACACCCCAATGTCTAGCGGAATCGGTGTAAAGCGTGGGAACGATGCATATCTGCTTGACGAGATCATACTAACGTCAGCAGTTGCAAGCCAAACCGCCATTGAGTTTGTCGAGCGATACAAAAACCATCAAAATAAACACGTCATAATTTACGGCGATCCATCAGGCAGGGCAGGTGAGAAGCATGGTCACGCTTCAGATTACATTGAAATAGAAAATGTATTGCGCGGTAACGGATGGAAAACAACGCGAAGGGTGAAACCTTCGACCGTATCAATAAAAGACGGTCAGAATGCTGTTAGAGCTAAGATCAAAAACGCGAGAGGCGAAGTATCTTTGTTTGTGAATACAGATAAAGCGCCATACACGCACAAATCATTATCAACTGGTACGCTAAAAAAAGGTTCAAGTTTTATCGAGGAAGAAGGCGAGTATCAGCATATTGGTACAGCAGTCAGATACTTTATTGATTACGAATTCCCGATAGATAAACGAATGGTAATCACGTCCGAACTTAGAGCATAAACCAGCAGATCACCCAAACAAACCAGCGCTAGGCTGGTTTTTTTTCGTCCAAAATATGACAGCACAAATAGATAGCACATCAGCAGCTTTCAACGAGATGAGCGGCAATTGGCCGCTTATCAAAGCGCTGATGGGTGGTACATTGACCATGCGGGTGAATGGCAAGACATATCTTCCGCAATGGCCGAATGAATCCGCTGATAGTTATCGTGCGAGATTGGCCACGGCGACGCTCTATCCTGCGTTTAAACGGACTGTGAAGGTTCTGTCATCAAAGCCATTCAGCAAGGCGCTGACGTTATCTGATAACGTTCCGGCAAGAATTGTGCCGTGGCTTGATGACGCTGACTTGCAAGGTCGTAATCTGCAAGCGTTTCTGTACGAAGTGATGAAGGATTGTGTTGCTTACGGGATATCCGGTGTTCTGGTTGATTATCCGAAGGCGCAAGGCATCGCAACGGTTGCTGATGAGAAAATGGCTGGTGTGCGGCCATACTTTGTGCATTATCCACCCGGAACTGTAATCGGCTGGCGATCTGAGCGCATTAATGGCGTTGAGACTTTGACTCAACTTCGGTTGAAAGAAACGATCCTTGAGCCATCCGGCGAGTTTGGCGAAGAGATCATTGAACAGATTAGAGTATTGACTCCAGGCGTATGGCAAATCTGGCGCAAGGTTCGGTTTAAAGATTGGGTGCTATATGATGAGGGACAGACCACTTTAAACCAGATCCCATTCGTGCCATTTTATGGCGATAGAACCGGGTTTATGACTGGTGAATCTCCACTTGTCGAGTTGGCATATCAGAACGTTGAGCATTACCAAAGCAGCAGCGATCAGCAGACTATCTTGCATGTTGCTCGTGTGCCTATTCTGACGATAATCGGCGCGAACGACGATACTGAGATAACAATCGGCGCGGCATCGGCTGCCAAATTGCCGAGTGGTTCCGATCTGAAATTTGTTGAGCATTCCGGCGCTGCCATTTCCGCAGGTAGACAGGCGTTGCTTGACCTTGAAGAAAGGATGCGGCAAACAGGGGCAGAGCTGCTAGTCATGAAGCCAGGCCAAGCGACTGCTACCGAGATTTATTCTGATGACGAAGCGAACAAATGCGATTTGCAGCGGATAACTGAGAATTTCGAGGATGCGGTAGATCAATTACTGCAATTCATGGCCGATTGGGTTGGTGAATCTGATGGTGGAAATATTGAGCTATTCAAAGACTTCGGAGCCGCTGCTCTGAGCGATGCGAGCGCGCAGCTGCTTCTGACCACTAATCAGGCTGGAAAGATTAGCGACATGACTCTGGTGAGTGAGTTCAAGCGTCGTGGTATCTTGTCGCCCGATCTGGATTACGAGACTGAGCAAGAGCGCATAGCTGATCAAATGCCGCCGATTGGCGCTATTACGGAATAATTAATGACAACCATAGCTTATCGTGACGGCATCGTGGCAGTTGATACACTGGTTGTTGCCGGTGGAGTCGTGGTTGATCGTTTTGGCAAAAAAACCGCAACCAAGGACGGCGTGATGTTCTTTTTTGCCGGATCGGTAAGCGATATCCATAAATTGATTGATGAATACTTTTCATCGGCTGGAAATGATGTGGGAAACATCTCGGCTATTGTGATTGATCAAGGAAATATCATCAAAGTTAGCGGTGAAGAGGACGGCAAAGGAATTTGGAAGTGTCCACAGCGTCGAGAAAATCATATTGCTATCGGTAGTGGACAGGATTTTGCGCTTGCTGCTATGGATTTTGGAAATAGCGCAAAAGAGGCTGTCGAGTATGCAATGACGCGAGATATTTATACTGGCGGGGAAGTTCGAGTTTATCAGGTATGAGTTAGATGGTTCAGACCGTTAACGAACAACTGCTGGAAGAGTCAGTCAGTCACGCGATAGATTTACGCAGGTATAGCAGCGGCGTTGTGTTGCGGATGATTGCGACACTTAAGAAGGCAGACAATAGATTGGTTGATGCACTGGCCGATGCGCTGAAAAGATTGCCACCAGAATCGTTCACAGTGCGGCGACTCGATGCGCTGCTGGTGAATGTGAAGGCGATTAACGAGGAAGCCTACAAGGTATTGCAAGCCGATCTGGCGGAGGAATTAAAGAATCTAGTCGATTACGAGACTCAGTACCAGGCCGATTTGTTTAAGAGCGTTCTTCCGGCTCAGATCTCAGTAGCATCGGTAGCACCGGCATCCGTTTATGTGGCGGCAATGGCCAGACCGTTCCAAGTCTCGAAAGGCGGCGCAGTTCCGTTAAATGAATATTTAAAAGGATTGAGCGATAACCGGGCGCAAATGGTGCGCGACGCAATCAGGCTGGGTTACATAACCGGCGAAACCAATGATCAGATCGTCAGAAGGATAACCGGCACAAAGACGTTGAATTATGCCGATGGGCTGATGGATATCCAGCGCAGATATGTTGAAACGATGGTTAGGACAGCAACCAATCACACGGCCAGCGTTGCGAGGGATCAGTTTTACAAAGCAAATGACGATCTGGTTAAGGGCGTTATGTGGGTTTCGACTCTTGACTCCAGAACGTCAAATTTATGCAAATCTTTGGATGGTAAGGTGTTTCCAGTTGATAGTGGTAAAAGGCCGCCAGCGCATTTAGGATGCCGCAGCTCTACCACGCCAGTTCTGAAATCGTGGAAAGAGTTGGGTATCAATCTGCCGGAATTTGCACCAAGCACGAGAGCATCGATGGATGGCCAGGTGCCAGAGAGTCTGACATATCAGACATGGCTAGAGCGGCAATCTGCGGCGAGGCAGGATGAAATACTCGGGCCAACCAGGGGAAAGTTATTCCGCGCAGGTGAGACGGTTGATAGATTCGTTGACAAAAACGGCAGAACATTAACACTCGATCAATTGCGCAAGAGAGATTCTGAATTATTCCAGAAAGCTGGCTTATAATTAATGGATGCCAAAGTTAACGATAGTTCCACCATCCGAACCGACTGAGAAAGAAAAAATATACCTGCGTCTGAAGAAAATGCCCAGGCCGGATGGAATGATTCAGTGCAACCGATGCGGCGGCAGAACAATTATGAACACAGTAAACGGCGCGTTTATCAAGAACGGTCGGAAACAAGGCGGCACTAAATGCCATAAAGATATTTGTTATCACTGCCATATGCAGGGGATATTTTCTCCAATGATGCCTACATTTAAGATAGCAAAGAAAAAGAAATAAGTTAAAGATTAAGTTTTATCGAAAGCCGATTAGCCATGAATTTGGTTGGTCGGCTTTTTTATTGCCCGTTTATCGGATGATGCCGGGCGCAACTGGCCGGATGGCCTAACGAGGAGTGTTTAGCAATGAAACTGAAACTGAATGAGCAAGGATTCGCGGTAGTACAAGAGGGAAAACCAGTCTATGTGCACGACGACGGCAAAGAAGTGGCCTTCGACGCGCCAGGAACGGTTCAGACGATCTCGCGGCTCAATGCGGAGGCAAAGAATCATCGAGAAAGAGCGGAAGCGGCTGAGAAGTCACTAAAAGCGTTTGAAGGTATCACTGACCCTGCTGCCGCCATCAAAGCTTTAGAAACTATCGCCAACCTTGACCATAAAAAACTGGTGGATGCCGGCGAAGTGGAAAAAATCAAAGCCGAGATAAATAAGGCTTTTGAAGGCAAGCTAACCGAAGCAAACAGCACGATCAAGACGCTTCAGGATCAGCTATACAGCGAGAAGATTGGTGGCAGTTTCTCGCTGTATAGCTGATCCTGAAG